TTAGCCGGATGGACTGCTTACGCTACGCTGAGCAGTCCCACCGCCTAAGCCTCCGATAATAGGCGGAATACTGAAAGAAGATTTTCGCGGCGTCCAAGTGGTAACTCGCTCACCATCTATATCGCAGTACGCTTCTTTAAAGTCAGAGAAGAAACGGCATTTTGAGAAAGCGATATAACGAGTGCGAGCTGATGTATCAACAAGTACAGCAACAGAAACGTCTACCTTCGAGTTGGGATCTGGCTGTGACGGGTGAATAAAGCCAGTCAAACGCCAAGTTTCAGAGTAAATAACCGGTGGAGGTGTTACTGGCTTAGGTGCTGAAGTCATGCTTGGAGCTGGAGTGTGAGCTGGGGCCTGCTGACTCATGTCAGGCGACTTATTAAAGAAGCTCTTGATCCCAAAAATGCCAAACAGCAGCCCGACGACCACAACAAAAACCAATGACCACAAACCGTATGAACGCAAGAAAGATGCACTCTTGTCGGCTACAGACTCATCACCAACAGAACCGGTAGCGGAATGGGTTGCAGACTGGTAATAGTTTTGAATGACCTTATCAAAACGTCCAGGAAATTGCCGGACGCGACTAGAGACAGGTGGCTTATCTCCTGTGACGACACCTGAATAAACATCAACTCTGTAAATCTTCCGAGATAGCTTGACGACTCGAAAAGTGGTTTCAATAAGCGTTCTCGCCCAGCTAGGAATTTGGGAAAGATCCTGCGTCACAATCACAATGCGCATTGAGTTGTTTTTTGCATCGACCATATGACGATGCTCAGCGAGCAATGTCTTATCCCAAGGATTTGCCTGGTTAGACTTTTGGCCCTGCGGCCAACGACGCCATGCCTCATCAATAATGAGAACACACCCTGGAAGAACATATTCAGCGAGATCAGGTAAGTCAAACCAGTCGGAAGGAAGCTGCTGAATGGTACCGCCAAAGTCGGCAAGCAAATCATCAGCATTCAACGGAATGTTAGTGACAATATGCCGACCTTGCTTTAGCGAAGGTATAACTACTCGCTCGACGACACCATAACTCTTGCCGTGGCCGGGCTTGCCAACATATGCATGAATAGCCATTAGCCAACCACCGGCAAGCGACGAATCATGAAGCGAATGACATAAGCCGTCAATAACGCACCTAAGCCAAACTGAACTTGGAATATATTCATAAAGTACCAGACTGAATCAGGGATCTGGTCAAATGCAGTTGCTGACAATCTGATCTGGTCAGCCAGGCCCAAGGCATCAAGCAGATAAAGAAGCGCGCTCCATAGCCAGCCAAAAATCATGAATATTAGGTCAATGACCCAGCCTGCAATTTGTTCAAAAACAGATTTTAACCAACTAGCAAGGGCAGACAACATAAGACACCTCAAGCAGAAAGAACAATGCGCACGGCAAGGAAAGACCAAATGGCGATGAAGACAGCTGTCAATATTGGCGCGATCAGATCAAACAATTTGCAGTGACTGTCAAAAACAATCTCTTGCGAAAATAGATTTACAGATCCTACTGGGCAAATCGCTGATGAGTGAGAAGAACCGTCGAAAGCATTTTTTGCTGTAGTGTAAGTGTTCGATTCAACCATTTTTTGCTTCATCTCAATAAATTGAGCTTTTGCCTGAGCTTCACGGCCAGCAACAGATGTAGACAAATCTAGAAGACCAGGTGAGGTGAAAGTCTCGTTATCTGAGGATCCATCACCAGAACCTCCACCAGTACCACCATCACCACCGGAACCGCCGCCAGTACTGCCATCACCACCAGAGCCACCGCCAGTGCCCCCGTCACCATCGGAGCCGCCACCAGTGCTGCCATCGCCACCGGAACCACCGCCAGTGCCGCCATCACCACCAGAACCACCGCCAGTGCCGCCATCACCACCAGAGCCACCACCAGAGCCACCGCCAGTGCCCCCGTCACCATCGGAGCCACCGCCAGTGCCGCCATCACCACCAGAACCACCACCACTGCCACCAGGGTCAGTAGGAATTGGAGTGCACTGTTTGCTGCCATTCGCAAACTCAAAACCTTCGGGGCACTCATCAGTGAGTTCATCACCGATCTCTCCAGGCTTGATACTGGGATCAGTCGCACATTTGGTTTGCGAACCAGCATCGTCTAAAACAAGGTTGTAGTTGTAGTTACAGAAGCCATCAGTCTCAGATCCGACATTCAAATAGCACTTTTCTGTATTATTAAAACTGTAACTGCATGAGTTAGTGCAGACAGTGTCACCGGGATTGCTGGATAAAACAAAACGCTTGCCATCAGCATTAGGTGGAAGCACCGTCCCTTCTGACCCCTTCAAAACAATAGTAGCGGAACAGGGACTCTCAGCTACGACATAAAGATAAAGGGTTAACCACTGGCCAAAAACAAGTTTTCCGTCATTGTCTTTATGCACCTCCCGACCTTCAGACATACAAAGCCATACAGAGCCATTGCCGGAATGGACAGAGCACGTAGGATCCGTGAAGTCATATTGATAAAAATAACTACCCCAGGAAGATTGCCAGAATTCTCTTTGCGCCTCACCTAAAGCGTTGGCAGCATCTTTAGGTGTTGCATAAATATAGCCGTGATTCTTGCAAAAATCTTGGCCGTAATAGATGGGAGGTGAGTAATTGTAATAACAACTATATTTAGGCTCTGCCGCAAAAGCGCTTGACTGGAAGGCAAAAGGGAAAACAAAGAGAACTGAAAGCAATGCTAGTAATTTTTTCATATCACCAATCCCAAAAGACAGCAAAGGCGCAGGCAGAGCCAATTACAAACATCGCGAAATAATAAAGTTGATCCATCACGCCCCCATAAAAAAGGGCTCACGAAGAGCCCTTTGCCCAGCTATAGCTCTTAACGCAAGAATGCGAGAACAATCTTGGCGCCTTTAATGCCGGCATAAACCGCAGCGAGCAATGCTGCTACAGCCAGCACTCCAACACTGATAGTGGAGAAATCAACGCTCGATGTGAGCGAGGAATAATCCCAGCCAGCATCAGCTGCGAAGGCATTAGCCGAAACAGCAGCAGTGAAAAATACAGCTACAACGCTCTTTTTACCGATTTTCTTAAGCATAAAAGCCTCAACTCGTTTTGATGAAATTTAGAAACGCCCGTATACCCATGGAGAAAACCATAAAGGTTGCAACTAAGGTAAAACCGGCGCCGAATGCTTGGCCCAAAATAACTGGGTCAAGCTGTGACGGGTCAAATGGTTGAATGTATGGAACAAGCACCCAGTCAACCGAGCACATTGGTGATGCACCGCCCTGCATAATTAAATCACCAGGACAATGCAGTAGACCTGGCATTACGCAGTCTTAGCCTGTGGAGTGTTTACACGGCGGCCCTGGCGAGGATCAACCTCAAAGCTCAGGCGGGAATCACGGACGCTCGCGATAACGTCGCACTCATAAGTTCCAGGCTGCGGCACCTGGTTAGGAAGCTCAGCGTAGAAATCAGCCATCTGCGGATAAGGAATGTTCGGCAGATGGACAAATGCCGTGTACATGCAATACGGCTTTCCACTTTTAGCAGCAGTACCGGTGCGATACTGACCAGTGACCTCAACAATAATGGTGTTTGCGTTAGACATAAGTGCCCTCTTCTACTGTGGCAGCCGGCGACTAATGGCCAGCGTGAGTTAGGCCCTAATGGGCGATTTTTAGCGGCTAAAAATATTAGTAGCCCATCCACTCTGCGATCGAAACGGTGCCGCGAGTATCACTAACGGTGACCCACTGTTTTTCAGGCTGAATGCCCTGCTCTTTTCGAACCTCGAGCGCTGCGATGGTCTGAGCAACTTGATCAGCTAGCACAGGATTAAGCATGCTTTGAATCCGGCGCTGCTGCTGCAATCGTTCACGCTGGCCAGTTGTGAGCTGCGCACCCTGGAAGCTGACAGTTTTCATGCTGCAACCTGCCTTAAGTGATTTGGGCGCTGATACCAAGCAGGAACAGTTAAAGTAGACTTTGTGACTTCTCGACATTGGCGAACAAACACAGGCGCAAATCGGCTAGTGTCACAAGCGTTACGAATGTTAATACCGATACGATTAAGGCGAGCGGCGTGATCCTGAACCTGACGCTTCTTAAAATCGAAAGACTGGCCATGCATCCACTGAATGGCATAAAGGGCGGTTGTATTTGCGGCGCGAGTTGTATCTACAACATTGTTGGCCAGCAGTTGCTCGCTAATGCTAACGATATCCATCGCAGTCACCTTCAGCTTTTCATCAATTTTAAGAAACTCACAGTGGAGTTCGGCAAAGCGCCGTTCATCAAACAAACCCCAGTAGCAAAGGGCTTCGCGTTGCAGGAATTCACTTTTTAGTTCCTGCTCCATACGCACTACGCCTTCGCTGACGCAGTAATCTCTAACTCGCTGAACATATTTATATTCAGCTGACTCCTCGCCAAAAATGCGTTTAATTTTCGGCAGGCAGTTTTGATCCATTTCAAAGGCTTTGTCATAAGCCTTTCGATATTGCAAACGGCCACCTTGGCCATTTCCCTTTGGTGTCCAGGCAACGGTTCGACCATTGGGATACAAGAACCCGATGGAGTGGCCAATGCGTTGGCTTGAAACGCCCCGCAAATAAGCCAAGACATTTCCCTCACCCAAAGCAACGTTAGTTGTGAGGTCGATACGTTCAATTTTTGCGCCGTCGGCAAAACGGTCGCCAGACTTCGCCCCTGAAGCGCCCTGGCGAATATCGAGCCGGGTGCAACGAGTAAAACCAGGCAAGCCATATTCGCGGAGAAGTTCGTTGTAGACGGCTACGCACTGCTCGATGGTGGTGAAACCGAAAAGGTTATCCAGCCGCCCTACTCTGCTCGGGTTGCCTTCAACGCGGATCTTGCGGCCCTGCACATGGATGGTGACAGAGGTTGAATAGCTGGCCTCATGCTTAAAGCGCGGCTGCTTTGTGCTGAGGACCTCATTCGTGTTCGAGTCGATCGTCAACGTCACAACGTCGCACACGATCGGCAGATCATGGTCGTGCTCCTGCGAAATTGTGAGCCAATCGATGAACATCGGAAATCCTTGTCAACCCAATACATAACGCAGGTAAAGCTACGCTATGTGTTAGCCTTTTGACAAGTGCTAAGTCGTGGGTTATCCCACTAAATCTATGTGCTGTACAAAAACACAGGAGTTAGAGTCTATGAGTCAAGATCACTCGGTTGAAGCAGCGATGAGCATCGGAGAAAACATCAGATTTAGGCGCGAACTGAACAAACATTCGCAGAAAACCGTTGCCGAAGCGATTGGTGTAGCAGAAAACACCATTGCAAGCTGGGAGAAGGGCAAGAATGTGCCGCCAAGCGACAAGGTTGTGGCGATAGCAAAATTCTTCCAATGCACCACAGATGAGATCTTGCTTAGCGATGAAGAGCGAGGGTTAGAGATACAAATGTTGGGCCTGCTTCGAAGGTTCGGAAGCCTGAACGAAACCCACAAACCTATAGCCCTCAACGTCATCAGCTCAATCCTTCAGGGCATGGAAATGGAAGAGTACATGAAGGGAGAGCGCAACGAAGGCAGCAAGCGGATAGGTGTGCTGGGCTAAGAATCGCGGGAAACCGCGGTAAAGTGGGGGTGTAACAGCACCCCCACCGCCTTCGGCGGCCGGCAGGTCAATCACATCGAGGGCGGCCCCTCAAATGTCATGATCGGATCTGCCGTGGAAATGGCGCTGCAGCTCAATCAAAAGCGGTTGGACGCCAAAGGGAAGAACTCAAAACGGCGTGAAAACTGACGCGCTGCGCTTGTCCGCCGCATCTGTATACCTGACTAGGCGTCACGTTGTTCCTTCCTAACCAGGTACACAGCCGCGGCAACATTAGAGCGAAGCCTCCTTTTTTTGGCTGTGGAATGTGTAACGAACCGCATCAGTTCCGGGCATTGGGTCATCGTAGTAGCCATAAAGGCTGCGGTCGTCAAAGCTAATCGTGACGAACTCACCAGGGCGTTTCAGATACTTAGGCACAAGAAACGTCGCAGCTCTGGTGACAGTAGCTCTACCGCTCGCTGCTGGAGTCCGTGTCTGACTATGCCATGTGATTTCCAGAACCTCGCTGAAACCGTCCTCGTAAAGAAACTCTGCCGTTCCTTCAAAAGCGCTCATCTCTATCTCCTTGAAGCTGCAATTGCAGCGTGAATGATGATGGCATAAAGCGATGACGAGGCGCCAAGATGTGCAAGCAATCGGCCCCTCAAATGTCAAAGCAGCCCCTCATATGTCGAGGTCGGCCCCTCAATTGTCATGACTGGTCAAAGGTCCTGGATCAACGCGGCAACCGATCTGAGCTTGGCTACCAGGTCATCGATCTCGGCGGACTCATCATCGAGCTGGCGAACCCTGGTGCGCAGCTTGCGAATGTCAGCCACCAGAACACCATACGAATCAATCAGCGACTCGACGGCATGTTCAGGATCGGGGTTGGCCATGTAGGCCTTGGCATCGCGCACAGCGCGATCAGACAGGGAGAGTTGGATACGCATAATGGACCCTATATTAAGCGACGTCCGGAGCCGATGGCATTATCCGGACGCCGCTCAACATAAGGCCCTGTCATTATGCGCTAGTCTATATTTGGTCACCAGACCACGAGTGAGGCACTTTGGGACCAGGGAAAGCTCCCTGGTCTAGTGTGACTATCAGTTGAAGACGGGAACGGGCAACGCATTTAAGTCTGAAGAAGCGCGATCGGCCCAGTGTCTTCATCATATTTATGAAGGAGCCTATAAAAAGTACTTTTTGAACATGAAATAAGCCCGAGCGCGCTTTTTAGAGCTATTTCTTTACTTATGTATTTTTGGATTACGTCATTGATAGGAGGCTACCTTTGTAAGGTTTTCCCTTTTTAACAGCTAAAAATAAAAATACTGTTAAAAATCAAATGGTTTGGCCGGTCACCTGCTTCAACTGTTTTTCACAGGAAAGCTCCCTGGTCGATTTGATCTTCGCCAGCTCTGATCGATCGCTGGCCCACCAGCGCGGTCGTCAATCCGGTACCTCTGTCCGTGGTGCCTGCGATGCAAAAACGAAATCAGACCTTCGCACCTCAAGCGTCAGGCCAGCCATGTGCTTTCAGATTTGCGCGCAGGCCAGGAGCTTTCGGCATCACCGCACTTACTGTTCAGCCTTGCCCATCCCATTTCCATCCGCTGCCATTTGGAACGCAACGCGTGCGCATCCTCATTCCATGCCTCGTGTATGGATTGCAGGCTACGGCGATCAGTTCACATGATCGGCCTTATCGTTCAGCTTCCTGAATCCAGTCGCGCACCAACCGTTCACGTTGTTCATCAGATAACGCCGGCCTGCTTCAGGCCAAAGTTTGCCTTGATCATGAAGTAGCGACCGTCTGCTGGCTTCTTCGCGGGAAAGCCCTGCACCCGCATGTAGAACGCAAGCTTGAGGTTAACGCGGTACCTGTGGGAGCGGCGCCGCGCCGGCTTCTTCACGGTGAGCCCTCCCAAAAGTACAACGCAAGCTTCAGGTTCACACGATAACTATGGGAGCGGCTTCAGCCGCGGACTGACTGGCATGCGACTACTGACGATACCGGGACAGCACCCTGCGGAACACTACGTTTGCGGCTAATATGCAAATAAATTATAACTATGCTAAATATTCATTTAGAGTAGTTATATTAAAGCACCCACCTATCTGAGCATCCGCACCGAACTGGTCGCATCACAGGCCATATCCAGGTCCTCTCCAGAGAGGATTTGCGCGTAATGATCCTTTAACTCCTGCTCCCAGCTCGCCACTTCTTCAAGCAAATGCTCGGCTTGATCCCGTGTCAGTGCAAAGTGCGTATGGTGGCTGAGCAGATTGCTCCGGCTGACCTGGCTGCCCTCCCGGCCAATCGCCATGGCCAAGGCCTTCGCGGGCCCCTCATCAAGCATCGGCAATACGTCGTACATCGGTGAAAGCCGCCACTTCCCTCCAACCCAGACCACTGCATGGTTGCGCGGATGGTCGTCGGAGTTGCCTGCCAGGGCGTTGTAGCACATGCGTTTGAACAGCTCCTGCAGGTCGCCATCCGGCACGCCCCGCCGACGCATCTCGTCTGCCACGGCGGCATAGCGCCAATCCCTGTGGTGCGGGCCATCCCACTCCGAGTCGAGCAAAGTCAGAGCACTGAGCATCGGTATGCGCCTGGCGCCCTGGGCAATGGGCGTGCGGTCAAAGCGCTCGACCAGCAATGTAGATGGGTTTTCAGCATGCAGCGCGGTCCGGGCCACGTTAATACCCTTCCCCGCCGCAAATGTCATACAGGCGTACTCAATCGTCGGTAGGTCGTAGTGGTCAAACCGATCGCGTGGTTTAGCCAGAATGAGCATCCCTTTGTCCTGAAGGGTGCGTTTTGGTCGTGCGCCACCCAACGCAGAGCGTTGCTGCCGCACATTCAGCGTAGCGGCGGATTCACTGTCGAGCTGCCCGTCATATACCGTTTCACAAGCGGCAACGAATCTTGCCAGACCCATCAGGTTCGGTACCGCACCCCCGCCAATGCCTTCGGCAGGAGTTGTGGCGCTGCCTGCCATCAGGTTGCCGACGCGATCGTTGTTTGGTGATTTGAGCAGAAAGTCGATTGTGCCCAGGTCTTGCCCGTAAGCCCGGTGCAGCAGCCGCTCCCCCCAGCCGTCAGGCATGGCATCATTGATGAAGCCAGGTATGCCGCGGTTCTTGGTAATGCCGGAGTAGGCTTCGGCGCGCAGAGGGTAATTGATCGGGTCAGGTATCCAGCCGCCACGCGCCACCTGGTCTGGGGCATACAGGAACTCGCCCACCTTACCTTTCAGCGTTAGCCGCCCAAGAGTCATGACTTCGCCCGTTTCCGGGTGCTCCATATAGATGTACGCGCGAGACATCAGAACTCCTCGGGCTTGGGCTTCGCCAGCCGTACGCGCTTGGCCGCGATGCCCTGATGCGCGTCGTGGCCTCGGGTGAAGCGTGTGATCTGTGAGCTTTTTTCCAGGCCCTCCAGCGACGAGAACACCGTATCACTGATACCAAGTCGCCACAGCACCAGCATGAACGACCGTAGGTCCACTAGCTCGGAGCCGCTCTCGATCTTGCGCAGGGTATGCGCTGAAACATCGATAGCTGCCTTGAGGTCAGCCTGGCGCAGGCCTAGCGCCAGGCGCCGGGCCTTGACCAACAACCCGATTTTACTGAGTGTGTCGGCACATGCGACGGGAAAGTAGTCCGGCATAAGGCTTACCAT